GCTCGCCAGGCTCATAACCTGGAGGTCGCATGTTCGAGTCCTGCCTCCGCAACTACGAATGCTCGGAACAACTTGCTAAGCAAGAAGTTACGAGCATTTTTCGTGCTCTGAATCGAAATGGCTCAGACACCAGCTCAGACACATATTGTATAATAACATTGGTTGGCAGGAGCCGAACAATGTAAAAAAATGTACTCTAAAGCCAAAAATTTCTTATCTACAAAAGAAATAATAGGGTATACCCTGCCGAGGATACATCGGGGTAAATCCTATTATGTTGACTTCTTCGCTTACGATCCGACTACAGACAGACTGAAGCGTAAGCGCTACATGCTCGACCGCTACCACAACAAAGCGGAGAGAGAAAAAATTGCAGCCGTGCTTGTCTACAATCTCACTCACAAACTTTTATCCGGGTGGAACCCTTTTGTCAACACCACCAACACACGGCAGTACACAGAACTTGGCGTAGTATTCGACAGATACAGCACCTATATTGAAGCAGCGGAGAAGAAGGGGATACTCAAGCCGAAGACCGCTACTGACTATCGAAGCAGGCTCAAGCAACTGTCTATTTTCACCGAGGAGGTAGGTGCGAAAATAAAATATGCCTATCAGCTTAACACTGCCTTTGCTGTCGACTTCCTGGACTACCTCATTCTCGACAAGGACTTGTCTGCAAAATCTCGCAACAACTACCGCACATGGCTGTCAGCATTCTGCACCTGGTTAGCGGAGCGGAAGTATATCGACAGCAACCCCATCGAGAGCATACACATGCTGCGCGAAGACGAGAAGCTGCGCTCACCGCTCGAAGCAAAAGACCTGCGCAAGGTGAGGGAGTGGACGCAACAGAACAACCCCTCATTTTACCTCGCGTGTATGATGGAGTACTACACCTTCATACGACCAGACGAGCTACGCTATATTAAGATAGGTGACATATCAATAACAGAGCAAAGCGTGTATATATCGGAGAGTGTGGCCAAGAACCGCAAGGGGCAGGTCGTAGCGCTCAACGACACTGTGTTGAAGTTGATGATCGAGCAGCATATCTTCGACTACCCATCGCAGGACTACCTATTCGGAGCCAACATGACACCCGGACCGCAGCAGATATATGTGAACCGATTCCGGCAGGAATGGAATAAGATGCGGAAAGCACTGAACTTTCCGGCATCTTATCAATTCTACTCGCTCAAGGACTCCGGCATCAGAGACCTCGCCAACGCCCAGGGCATCGTGGTAGCGAGAGACCAGGCACGCCACTCTGACATATCAGTGACGAACAAGTATCTGAAGCGACCGAAAGTGGTGCACGAAGAGACGAAGCACTTCGTCGGAGACCTATAGTATAGCGTAGAAGTAACCAGTCTTCACGCGGTCAAGCCCCTCACCCGTCACCTCCATCTCTACCTTCTGACACACGAACCGACGGTTGTTGAAGATGTAGATATTGGAGGGGTCGGGTATTTCTTCAGTAATGAACTTAATGGTGTAAAGGTTGTGCGCATCGATGTCAACCTTTATGCCATTATTTTTTTTCAAACCGCTAACCGAAAGATCTGTTGCTTCGAGCGACAATGAGAATCGCTCGCCAGCCCATTTACTGAATTCTCGGAAGTCAGTATAAGCGATAGGGTAGAGCGACATGCTGCCGCTTGCAGGGAACGTCGTAGTAATATTTTTATCAAGGTCGCGCACAGCGTTGTCGGAGAGCATGAGTCGCATCGGTTCGTCGGCGGTCTCCTCGCTTGTATTGTCTTCAGTGCCCTGCATGGCATCTTGCACCGACAGATAGTAGTCGCCATCTTCATCTTCGCTCAGACCATCGAGCAAAGAGTCACCCTCATTAGCGGTTGAAGGCATGACAACATAGCTGTTAGGCATCAAGTCAGGAGAGATAGGCGCAGACGCATCTATACCAGCGCGTCGCTTGCGCTGGAACATAGCCACCGGTATCATCTTGATACCTATCGCATTGTCGCTCTCAGCGTCGCGCAATATGGGGTTGAACATACCGCACACAGTGCGCTGCTCTGTCAGATCTTTATTCTCCGGGTTGCCATCTTTTGGCAACAACGCCCAAATGAAATAAGACAAGCCAAGCTTGAATATGGTGCTGCGACGCTCACGGGTAGACATTGCCATAGCAGCAGAATTCATGTTCTCTTCGCTGTCAAACTCCTTAATAGGGTATTGCTTCAGAACCGAGAGCGGAATGGACTCGCGCCAATCTCTATTGCTTGAGCTGTCGAACGAGTACTCGACGTTGGACGTGGCGAGGTTCTCAAGACCATCCTCGTCGAACTCTGCCGAGTATTCGCCCATGCACTCGTAAGCCACGGCATTGTTGCTTGTGAGCTCATTGGTAGAAATGATGCTCACCTCCTTTACAAGATCGTCGAACACGAATGTAGCATTGAACCGCTTGCGAAACTCCTCGATGAAGGTGTACACCGACCAATGAGGCAGCGCCTCGTTGATCTTGGCTGTGCGCCTTGCTGAAGCTATATAAATTCTTGTATAAGGAGCAGCGTCGAAGTCGTTGCGCACAATCTTGTAGCCCTCACTCTGCAGAACGCCCTTAAGCACATATATGAGATTAGGCTGCACGGCGAGATTCCACATCTGTACCATGTGGCCGTGCGGATAATGCACGCCATCAACCACGAGCTTGTTGACATTGACGTGGTTAATATAATTTGACACCTGGTCGTTAGTCTCGTCGTAGATGGGGTAGAACAGAGCCACGCCTGGTTGGCCTACACGGAAATCTGTAGAGATGTCAACCATTATGAACTTCTTGTAGCGCTCAGCATCGACACGCGTCAAGCCAAAGCCCTGGTATTTGGCTTTGTCGATGCCATGAGTAATGTAGACCTTAGGGAAAGGCACCTTGTCGATGAAATGATTCTCAAACTTCGAGTTATACTTGATGCGCGACTTGCCCCCGACAATCTGCATCTTGACAATGCTGTCAGATACGCTTGTAATCGTGCCCTTGCCACTGATGAAGAGACGGTTGTCGGCGTAAAGCTTGCAGTCGTCGAACGACTTCGAGCGCTTATGCACGTCAAAGCGGTGTATGTTGGCGAACAGAACCTGATTGGCGTGTATCGACATCGGGAACGAGATGTCGTAGGTGTATGACCCCGAGTCCTCGATGTATTGGTTGGCATAAGTCACCTTAATCTTGTCAGACGCAGAAGGATATGCGGTCTGGCCGTTGATAGTGCAATATATCATTGTTGAATGTTGAATGTTGAATGTTGAATTGTCGGCAAAGCCGATTTTGAATTTTTGAGTGTTGAATTATGTGCGGGCCTGCATCTTCTTGAAGTTATCGAGGTTCTTGGCCACACCGTGCGGACCATCGATGTAGACCTTAGCCTCGATGCCCTCGGCTATCTGAGCTGAGAGCGCACCGATAGTGTTACGGGTATCATCGAGCGTAGCCTTAATATCTGAGTTGTCAGTGTTTACCACAACCGAAGGAGCAGACACCACGGTAGCCCCACCTTGCCCTACAGAGCGCGAGATGTCGGCAGCGGTAAGCGACGACACAGTGTTGTTGCGCTGTGCCTCGTCGATAAGACGTAGAGCAGGCAGGATGCTTGGGTTGTTGACCGCATGGTGGTTAGCCACGAACTCGCCCTCATGCACCACACCAGCCTCACGGCGATAGCGTGAACCGCCCGTGAAGCCACCCTCATAATAGCCGGCAGCCTGAGCCTGCTGTTGCTTTTTGATGGTGGCAATCTGGATAGCACCAGCAGCTGCAGCAATGCCGGCAGCTATCGGAGCGAGAACCATATTGGCAGGGTATGGCACGCCTTGCATAGCAGAACTATAGGCTGCAATGGCAGAGATAGCAGTCTGTGCAATAGCTTGTGCAATCTGCATAGCAGCTTGCTTACGGGCATACTTAGACTTGATTTTAGCAACCTCCTTCTCCTTCTTCTCTTCGAGCTTCTTAGCCTTGGCAGTATTGTTACCGGCAGCATTGATAAGCTTCTCATACTTTTTCTCGGTAACGCTCACCTCGTAGTCAGACTGTGCAGAATAGTATGAAGACATAGCGCTCATGAGCGGAGAGATAGCATCCATAGCAGCCTGGAACTTGGCCACAAGACCGTTGCACATGTCTGCTGTAGCCTCGCCCATAGCAGCCATAGCCTCCTGATGTGAGATAAGGCCCTCCTCTTCCATAGACTTGATATTGGCAAGAGTAGACTTGTATATGTCAACATCAGAAGTAACGAAATCCATAACCTTTGAGCCCTCAGGATGATCGTCAGACCATGATGCTTTTGCCTTGTTGGAAGCCGTATTATAAGCAGACTTAGCGTTACGTTTGAACTTCTCACCCTTGGAATCGTGCAGTTCTTGCTCAGACTCCTGCTCAGCATAGTGCAGTTTTATCTGCTTGAGCATCTCCTGATACTCAGACTCTTTCAGTAGGCCCTTCTCGTGCAGCAAGTCGAGACCCTTGAGAGTAATGCGCTCCTGCTCCTTGATGTCTTTAGTGGCCCACTCCTCTTTGTATCGGGAGAGCAGGTCGGCATAATGCTGTTCGAGGTAAAGTTGGCGCTCGTTTTCTCGCTGCGTCAACTCCGCACGGGCATCGAGCCACTCCTGCGACCCCTCTTTGAGGGTAGCTATACGATCTGCGAGAGCAGACATGTCTATCTCGAAAAGACGTTCATTAAGCGCTTCCTCGTCATGGTATATATTGGAGTTAATATCGTTGTAGTCGCGGTTGGCGGCTTCAATCTCACGCTGTCTATTAAGCTCGATGTCAGATATTAGAGCCTTAGAGTGGTCTTCTTCTCGCTTACGTCGCTCGTCGGCAATCTTCTCCTGCCATTGGCCGTATTCGGTGCCATACTTCTTGTAGATAGCCATCAATGACTCGTAGCCACGTGTTGCGATGTCGTGTTGGGCATCAAGAAACTCGGTATAGGTCTTCTCACCCTGCGAGTACGCCATGATGTTATTGGCTTGCTCTTGGTCGGTTTTATCCTTGGCAGCTTTAATCTCAGCCTGATAAGCAGCTTTGGTAGCAGCCTTCATTTCACGCTCTTGTTTCTTTGCGGCAGCCTCTCTCTTCTTGGTCTCTTTGGGATCTACATAGCTACCAGCCTTGGAAGTGTTAGGATTCCAGTCGGGAGAGACGGTAGAAGAGTCAGAACCGCCCTTAGCGAGAATGGCGTTATATTGCTTTGCCACACCGACATTTTTCTTGAGATACACATTGATATTCTTGATGCGAGCCTCTACTATGGCTGCACTGTGCTCCGACTCTTTGACAGCATCATTCCATTGGTCAAGTTCCTTGTGCTTGGCGATATTAGCCTGCGTAGCCACCCTCTGGCCAGTAGGCAGCATAGTGCCGAAACTAGTGTAAACCACCTGTTGCTGAGTGCCATTGTAATAATCAGGATGGCGGTCAATCTCAGCTTGCACTGCTTTAGCAGAGAGTTTGTGGCGAGAAATCTCTTGGTCGAGGTCAAACTTCTTGCCCTGCAGCTCCACCATTTTGTTGTATAGAGCCTGCGCCATAGCCGCATTGTTAAGGTTGTCAACATATTGCTTGATAGCCTTATTGTTGGACTCCATCAACTTGGCCTCATTATTGAGGTTGCGGTGATAACCAGGGACAATCTTCTCAAGTGCAATCATAGCACGCTTCTTCTCGTCGTAGCTATATGCGTTAGAGTTGACGATATTGGTAAGTTGGGTGAGTCGGGTTTTCTCTTCAGCAATACTTTGACTGGCTTCTTTCTGAGCTTCGGTCATATCCTTGTGTGTAGCACGCATTTTCTGAACGGCAAGCTGGTTCTCATAAGCTGCCTTATTGTGCTCTCGTATGGATTTAACGAGATAATAGATGCCGGCACCGAGAGCAAGAATGACTGTCAACAAAACTGCATAAGGGTTAGAAATGGATGCAGCCCTCATCTCGTCCATGGCAATCTTTGCCTTCTTTACTTGGAACGTAAGAAGGTAGTATGCGGTCTTCAAAGACTTTAATATAGCCGCTTTTGCTGTCAGCAAAGCGTTGGAAGTAGCAGTGTACGCAGAAAATATTTTCTCCCACGCCAAATTAATGCCCAACTGCACAGCTTGAGCTTTATAAACTAAAGTTACGGCTGCAATTGACAAGGAAAGTGTGGTTATTGTGCCAATATGGCCCTTGGTGAAGACAATCAATTGGTAAAGAGTTTTTATCAGTAGACTCACACCACTTATAGTGTACTTGACCACAGGTTGTAGCTCTTTGCCAAGCTCGATACTCAAATCCTTGAATTTCTTCTTGGCTATGTCAAGTTGAGCCTGGGCTGATGTCATCTGAGTATTGAACTCATCGATGACAGAGGTACCTTTAGCATAGGCATCATTAGCAATATCTTGAGCGGTCTTAATATCTGCGAGTTTGTCAGCCATCACTGAAAAGACGCTGACACAACGTGAACCATCCATGCCCATTTGGTCAAACATAGGGGCGAGAGAATCAAAGCCACCATGCTTTTTCATAGCACCGAAGAACTGAAGCAACGCCTCGTTAGCATCAGTCTTGAGAAGCGTGGTGAACTCTTTGACACTCTTGCCTGCGAGCGCAGCGAATTTGGCCGGCTCCTGGAATATTTTGGCTATCAGATTTTGCATAGCCGTTGCAGCAGTCTCATCCTGCTGCATATTTTGATCGAGAACAGAAGCGAAGCCCATAATCTGCTGCTGCGTCAGACCTGCCTGTTTGCCGACACCGGCAAGACGGGCGGTGAAGTCGACAAGATAGCCAGCAGAAGCACTACTGCTCTGAGCCAACTCGTTAACGACCGACCCCGTAGCAAGCATTGCGCCACGCAAGCCTTTGGACTTGTCGTCACCGAACATCTGTGCCAACTTGCCTATATTTTTAACAGCATCGTCGCCAAGGTCGTCGCCAAGCGCTACATTAATCTTATCGGCGGCATCTACAAACTCGCCGACAGCCTCTTGAGTAGTAATGCCAAGACGACCAGCATCACCTGCGAGTTGATTGAGCTTTTCGCGAGGAGTACGAGTATTCATCTGCTTAAAAGATTCATTTAGCTCTTCGACCTTATCCTTTGCCAGCCTCGTATACTTGATGACATCGACCATCTGCTCGTCCATCAGGGAAAAATCGCCTGAACACTTACGTATTGTGAATGAAAGACCGGAAAAGACGCCTAAAATCTGAGTCATTGCCCCCCAGTTTGTGTTTAGAAAACGCGCCAACTTGTCCCATTTACTATTTGCCAACTCCTGCTCTTGATTAATAGCTGATATCTCCTTTTTTAATTTTTTTGCTTGACGGCTAAGAACCACAAAAGCCTTAGAATTATGATCTGTATCCTTGAGCTTTTCATTTACGAGCATTAGCGAAGTCTCAAGCTTTCTGAGCGACGAACCGCTGATATTGTTTAGCGTGGCATTGATAAGTTTGCTTTCATCATCCCATTTTTTTGTGCGTTGCTCAGCCTCTGCAATGGCACGGTTGTATTTACTCAAAGTCGTATGGCTGGAACGTTTCAGTTCGTCAAGACGGGCGGTGCAATCTGCAAGGTGCTTCTCAAGTCGAACATAATCATCTGGAGATGTAACAGACTTCATCTCTCGCTTCAAAGCTCGAGTAACGCGCTCTATATCGCCTACCGAAGCCGAACGGAGGTTGTTGAGAGTCTCGATGGTGTCACTAACGTTGGAGCGGTACGCCTTGACATTCGCTTCCGCCGACTTGATTTCCTTATTTATCCTATTTATATCTTTAACAGTCGAGCCATTGTCACGAAGAGCTTCAGCTTTTTTCTTCTTGAGGTCTTCGACTGTCTTTTGTAGAGCCGCCAGCTCGTTTTTAGCTTGCTGCGTATTGAGCGTGACGACTGTTTCGAATTGTTGAGTTGTTGCCATAATAAAAAAATGCTACTAATGGTTGTGGAACCAAAAGTAGCATTTTTATTGTCTATTGAAAAAGACAAAAGCGATTTAGAATTTTATTTTCCTTAGCCTCTCGTTTTCTTTTTGTAATCTTTCTGTTTTACGTCTGATTTCTTGTATTTTTTGCTCATATTCCATCCTCATTATCTCATCAGACTCACTACGACTTCTAAAGCCACCGCTACAACCTTTTGCAATGGCGACTGCTAATAGCATTAGCAAATAGAAAAGAAATATAATGTAGAACATAATAGCAGACGATTTAAAATTATTACGTCGCAAATATACGAATATTATTTGACGTGACAAAGCCCACCGTCAACTTTTATTCATTTTTCTGTGGACATACGCCATTAAGGAAAACAATAGCACCACATAAGCCACTATGACAAGGGCTTCGCCCAAGACTCTATAAATTAGCCCCCGTAGCGTTGTCTTGTGCTCTACCGGCACTGGAACCTGCACCGAATCACACCGCAGCACTGTTTTGTAGACCGTGTCAGCCCTGCAGCTTATGCGGTCACGCCACCGCCACTCGACACGTGTCTTGTACACAGTGTCGCCCATGGTGTAAGTCTCCACATACACAGAGTCGTGTATGCGGAAGGTATCTACACGCTGGCTGGCGTTGTAGAGCGTGTCAGTCTTATTGACCACACGCTCTACAACCACCGGCTTGCACGTTGAGCACCCTGCAAGGCACATCAATGCAAGGATGCCGAAGAAGATGCGAAAATATCTCATACGCATTATTTTATGTGTATAATATTGTTGACATGTCTGCCAGGTGTAGATATGTGCACCCAGCTGTAGCCATACTCATCGATAAGCTGCCCGACCTTGATTTTGCCCGTATTGACGAGAGAGGCTGCCACCTCGAAGAGTGCTTTGTTGTCTTCGGGCGAACCGCTTAGCGCATGGATGTCAGCAGCCTGCCCCAGCAGGTGCTGCGACGTGCGTGAGCCACCCACAGCCTTATTGAGGGAAGCACAGCGGAAGCCGGAGCTTACGACAATAGGTTTGCCGTAAGCATGGCGAAGAGGTTCGAGAACAGACTCGGCGAGCAGGCGCAGGTTGGCGAGCTCTGACTTATTGGGAGTGTTGTCGATGGAGCGGTTGCGAGCTGTTACAGATTGCGTCAGCTCCTCAAGAGTGAAATGTTGTGTTAGCTGCATATATTATTTTTTATGTTAGTCACGCCCAACAGACAGATACTCTGTCAAGCCGGGAATGCGCTCAATGAACTTGAAGCGCAGAATGTAGTATAGGAACGACACGATAAGCCAGGGTGTGGTGTCACGCTTGAACATCTTTTTGAGGTTTTTGAGAATATTGAGCGTGTAGAACCACAGCACCACATAAGTGACGAAGCTCACGCACTGCAGAGCACCCTCGGGCTGGTGCTTCAGATTGCCTATCGTGTAGATGGCACAGCACAGCACGAAGAAGATGGTAGCCTCTGCAATGCAGCGCAGCGCCTTTTTGAGCTCAAAATCTTCGCGGTTGGCTATAAGCCCTGATAGGTAGCCGAAGAAGAAGTTGAGGAAGAACACTATTACAAGTGAGAGCAGGTCGCCCTCGATGGGCTTGAGGAATGCCCAGACGGCAATCGTGATGCCCACGAACAGATGACGAATATTGTCTATCATATTATTATCATTTTGGTTTACCCTGCAAATTTACCCCTCGCCCCCTCCCTGCGAAAATACAGAGAGGGGAGGGAGGTTAGACCACATTATGCCATTGAGCAATCCACCTCGTACCATCATACCAAAACTCAGTAATTTGGAATTGCCAATCGGATTTAAATGTTTGAGACCTTTCCATACCGTAGCAAGTGATAGGTTTGTCTGACCGATTTGATTTTATGTAAGTCTTACCCCAAGCCTTATTCGTATATTGACCGGTAAGCTGTATAATCTTATAATACTGTCCGATTTCCGGGTCGTCGGGCAGGGTCAATGTAATGGAAGACGATGAAGGATACTCGCACACTACCACACACTCCATCTTCGACAACGCCCTGCTCTGCGTGGCCTTGGTCAGCATGGGACGGAAACCAGCGATGTCGCCTCTTGATATAAGCAGGGCGTGGTTTCCGTTAGGAATATCGAGATTTACATTAGTCTGCCATTCCCTTGAAGCCTTATCCATTGTGCCGCTGACACTTAGCGTAAGACCTACATTATACTGACTTGAAGCTATCCAATTACCATTATAAGTAGGATATTCGAAGTTTTTCACCTTCTCTAAATTGAAACCGCCAGTATAAGAATTACCTCCAGCAGAAGGACCTACAAAGTTGCCCAATGCCATAAGGAAAAAACTATCATCAACCGTATCTTTAAACGACAAATTGAAATCGCTCAGACTCATGGAGCGCTTGTCTTCATTGCCTTTTTCGACGAGTGCACCATTACTAATTTCGAAATCACCAATATAACCCGCCGTCGCCCTAATCGCACCCGTACTCGTCACATAGAACGGAGCTCTCGCCGCAGTAGCCGAACCCATGAACAGCGGAGCATACACGTTGTCAGACACCTTGCAATAATCAGGCTCGTAATTGCCAAAATGTCCCACCGTGCTTTTGCCGTCCTCGCTCTTCGCCCATACGTGCTTGGCGTTTATAAGGTCGGAATTCAGCCCGTCCTTGTCAAACACAGCCACTTCCTGCCCCGACTGCGTTCTGAGCTTCGTCTTGTCTGCCGTCAGCGTTATCTCCTTGCTGTCAATGTCAATGCCAGCATCAAGCAGCTTGCCAGCCACACTCTTGTCCTCTATATAGCCAGTCTTCGTCGCACGATACTCAGTCACCGTAGCGCCATACTCCAGCTTAGGCTGAGATATGTAGAGGTCGCAACCCTTCATACAGCGTATCTGTACGTATTTAGGCAGATTGCTGCCAACAACACGCCAGTGCACCCAGTATTGCCTCCATACATAGTCCTCTTTGAATATTACTCCAGCGTTACCGTCTGCTCCTTGATGTTGATTTGGACCTTCTACACGGTCTAATACCTCGGTAAATACAACTTGATGACCATTTTTATAAAAGAATGCTGTAAATTTACCTCCGATATTGCCTTTTGCCATAAACGAGAACATGTAGTCTTGACCTACCGTCAAAACTCCATCACTCGACAAATCCCACTCTAGGATACCCATAAACGCACCTGTTGACTCAAGCAGATTTACCTGTCTTGTCGGGAATCCTTTGTATGAGTTTGCGTCAGTATACAGATTGCCACTTGCAATCACCAAGTTACCGCCTTGCACCAGCGTATCAGTATTATCCAGCAAATTGCCACCGATATACTCAGCATCCTCCTCAGACAGCGACCAGCCCACATATTCGTCGCCCTCGACGAGCATGGGCTGACAGAGGTATACCGTAGCGTCACTCGCAGGTTGCGCCATAATTGCAATTTGCAAAAACTCGTATGGGCTATCAGCAGCCACTGTAAAGGTACGCTGATATAACTGCCACTGAGTGCCGATGTTTGTGGTCAGTAAAGCGCCGCTGCCCCCAGTTCCAACTCCCGTAGGTATATCTGTTGTATTTATACCGATGGTATAATAGCCTTCGATGTATATAGATGAGTTAGCCGTAGCTCTCGCCATAACCGAAATTGTGTATGTCTTGCCCTTCTCTACTTTTATGTTATGTGCGACACCTCGTGTATATATCCACTGTAGACCAGGCATCGAGCTACCAAAACAAGTGGCAGAATTGACTCCATTATATTGATTGATAACAGAGATACTCGTACCACCTCTTAAAATCACTCCTTCACCCTGCCGTCTCAGCGCACTCCCCACAAGCAGATTCTTCCTGCCCACAGCCGTCTGCGACACCTTCAGCGAAATCTCCCGTGCCGTCTGCTTGATAGTAGAGGTGTACTGCGTCAGTAGTTCCGGAGTCTTCAGCGGCAGGGCGTTGTACTTGTTGCTTACCTCAGTGTACTTTGACTCCAGCCCCTTTTGCGAAGTCACCAAGCCACCCCACACTGCGCTCACGCTCACGCTGATAGGCAGGCTCACATAGCACGTCTTGCCGTTATACACGCACTTCACCGTCACGCTTGCCGAAGTTCTGCTGATAGCCCTGCCGTCAATAGTGTCATAAGCCACGCTCTTTACCGTCACAGTGCTGCCCGATATAACAGCTTCGCAGCCCACCTTCGTAGTGATAGAGTAAGTACCCGTCACCACACTGCTACCCTCAAGCATCGTGATAGTGGCGGTATTGCCGCTCGTCGTGTTAGCCGTAGCATTGCCGTTGCTGCCAGTCGTTGCTGAGAACGTCAGAGCAGCAGGAGAGAACGAAGCTGTCACTGCATCCTTACCTGCTGCGCCAGTCGGTCCTTGAGGGCCACGGTCGCCAGTATCTCCCTTGTCGCCTTTATCTCCTTTATCTCCCTTGTCTCCTTTAAGTGTATGCCCCTCTGGGGTAGGGCGAGTGCTGGAAGGTTTGGCTGATTGAGAGTATTGCCCCGACTGCCAAGTGTAACCGTCTTTATATATTTTCCACGCTGCGTTATATGTAGAGAACACACGATACTTACCACCGCCTCGCAGATATAATATAGGTCTGCTGCCATTAGTTAACTGCTTGTAGCTTACTGGCGAGACAGGACACCAATTAAAGGTGTCAGAATAGATGATTGTCTCTGCAAGTGTAGTGCCCCAACCCGAAGCTTGAGTATCGATATGAAAATCTACAGAAAAGCCTGCTGAATGAGTAGACCACGAAGGCTTGGTGTCGCTATTGAGATTCACTACCACCTTAATGCCTGCAAAACCATTTTGTGGCAACTGCTCTCCCACAACCGTGTACCATGTATTCTGGTCGTAGGTTGCAGCCGACAAGTCTACCCACACATCCTGCTGCCAGTAGTTCTTGCCGTCAGCACCTGGCTCACCTTGAGGGCCTTGCACGCCTTGTTCACCCTGAGGGCCTTGCGGACCGACTGCACCATCCTTGCCGTTAGAGCCGTTCTTGCCCTTATAAGCCACGCCATAAGTCGTTGTGCTCTTGCCGTCAGAATACTTCACGACGGTTCTCGACCACAGGAAGGGCTGCGCATCAGTAGCCTGCTTCACGGTCGTGCTCCATCCGCTCTGAGGCGCACTGGTGGCACTGCTGCTAATCTGATACTCCACGGTCGTGCTCACCACACTCACGCTCACACCAGCCTTGCCAGGCTTGCCGTCAGCACCATCCCTTATCGCCGCTATCGTTATCTGACCCCTCGCCAATAATGTTGCCATACACTTTCATCTTTTAGTTTACAGAAAAAAATAAGGGTGAGGTGCCCTTATTTAGACACCTCACAAGTAAATGTACCTCTGCCTTTCACGTCCCCGTTAGCCACGGTGACGTAAGGCATGGTCGAAGTGTTTACCGAACTTGACGTACCGTCCCAGTTGGTTGCAACACCGCTGGCATTGTACTTCGTCCACTTGTACGAGAAGCTTGGAGTACTGCCTTTAGCCTTCACCGTAGCACCATCCTCCACCACATTGCCGTCTTTCCACACACGGGCGAAAAGCTCGGTAGACTGGGCACCGTTCACAATCTTGTCGCCCGTCAGCGAGTACACCTCCACCACGTATGGGTCGCTCGCATCGAAGAACGTGACGATAGCGTATGCAGTGTCAGCACCATCCTTCACCGTGCAGCGGAAAGTCTGGAAGTTAAGCACGTCATTGGCAGAAACATTCAGAGTGCTCACACCACCCGTAGTGCTCACGCTGCCCGAAGACACGGCGCTCCATGTGCCGGCACTGATATTCAGCACCTCCCACGTCATAGAAGTCAGAGAAGTGTCCTGCACGTTACCACGGAAGAACTTCGCCACGGCACGCAGCTTCTTCGTGTTGTTGGTCGAGTCGAACGTGTTGCCGTCGGGAGTCTCAATCTGCACCGTCTGGAGCGCACCGCCACTCTTCGCCAGCGAAATCGTCTTGTAGCCGATGCACGTAGTCGTAGCCAGAGTCTCTGGGTCAGTGTATTTGCAAGTCCACTCGATGTTCTTCACGCTGCCGTTCTTGGCGATGTTGCTTGCGAGGTTAAGCTGGTACGACTTTCCGCTTACCGGGGTAGCAGCCACGCCATCCACCTTCCACTCCCATTTCGTACAAGCCGAGGACTGAGCTTGGTCTTGAGTATTGCCAGTCACGTAGACACGAGCTGTGATAACGTTAGGCTCACTTGCCGAATAGTTCGGCGTGTAAACACCCGTGTCGGGAGTGTAAATCTGAGTCTCGCCCTTAGAGCAATGAGTAAAACACTGAACGGCCTTGCCGTCATTGAGGTCAACGATAGTAATCTGACCATTAGCTAATACTTTTGGCATAATCTTATTTTTGAATTAAAGTTATATTATTTACTATTAATAGTCTTTGAGTCTGATATGTACACACGGCAGCCGAATTGCGCCTGCCTGCTCACGTCGTCACGTGTGATAAGACACGAGCGCCCCACGCCCTCATGCAGCGTGTTCCATACAGCATCGTCTTCAGCGTCAGCCGACTGTCGCCACCATGACCACGAGCCGTTGCTGATAGTGTCGCTTATGTCTTCGCCATTGCGCAGCAGCGTAGCGTTGAGCGTCATTTTTCCCGAGCCGTTTATCATCACCGTGCCCGTGTCGCTCGTTATCATCACCTGATAAGCCACACCGTCGTCGCCCTTCTCTCCCTTCTCCGCCTTCATCACCAGCTGCCAGTCGGCATTGCCCTCCTTAGGCTCAGTAGTGCTGCCGTTGCTGTTAGTACACAGCCACACACCGTTGCCGTGGCTCACCTGGTCATAGTAGCCGTAGCTCACGCCACTCTGCCACTCGCCTCTGTAGTTCACTATGTGTATAATGTCACCCGTCGGTGACACCCATTCGAACGATGTCGATACAATCCTTGAGCCCTCGGGCGACAGCTTGAACACCTCACAGCCCTCATGCGTGTAGCCCACAACACCCTTATACGCCACGATGCGAGGAGTGTTCGGACCAGTAGTCTCCAGTATCATGACACCCTGACGGTCACGCTCGTTAGGGTTCTGGTTGCCGTCAAGCACTATTGTGTCGCCAGCCATGGGCACGTCGCTACCCGGCTCGCAGTTGTCATTCGCTATCTCAATCCACCCGAATTTCTTGCCGTCATACAGCACATTGCCCACCTCGTCAGTCAGCGCCACATTCTCCTCGCTCACGGCAGTCACCAGTCGCCACCACGAGCGAGTCGGCTTCTGCTTGTCGGCCAGCCCAAACGTCTGGCAGCGAGCCTGGTCGCCCACACGCCACATGTTCTGCGTCGCCGTAGTGCCGTCATCGGCCAGCAGCCAGCAGCGCCAGCCCCTCACCTTGCCCGCCTCGTCATATAGCTCCTCCGCCTTGAATATCCTGCTGCCCGAACCGCTCAGGTACACATTGCCCCCGGCATACGACAGCTTCCTCACCTCCAGCTCTTGGAAAATAGCCTTGCCCCACACTTGCAAGTCGTGAATGTCAAGTCTGAACTTGCCGTCGCCACGGTCAACGATGCCGAAACCCTGCTGTGTCGCCCCGTCGTAGCCAAGCGACACGATACGTCGCAGAACAGCCTCGCCGAAGCCATCGATGCCACACCCGCCGTCGCCTATCTTCAATCCCTTGTCGAAGCCAATCACAGCCTTGGCATTGTTGTCGATGTCGTTGCGCAGGTACACACTTAGGTCGAGCTGCTTCTCCACCAGAGCCAGCAGCATCAGCAGGGCAGTGCCTATACGCTGAGCCGTATTGGCGTGAGTGCGACGCTCGTCGCGGATGCCCTCTAAGAACTGAGTAATATTATCTGTATTGACAGCCATATCATTTTATAATTGCGAAACACTCCTGTCAATCGTATTTTGACCGCCCCCGAAGAGCTGCCACAAGAACGACGACACCAACCCCTGATAAGTCTGCCCGTAATAGGCAGCCTCGAACTCATTTAGACGGTGTAAGGAGTACATATATTTTTTACTGAACCAGTCACGTTTCTGGCGGTGGTGAGGATTTGTCTTCCAGTCCTTCAGAAACTTCAAGTCGCCACCGTTGCCACGGCTGTAGCCATTGCCCACACCACGAGCCACGTATATGCCGTATTCTAAGAACCGATGCTCAATCGTAGTCACCGGTCCCGGATGCACCACGCCCTGCACCGAACGCGAGAGAGCACCCGTATCGTAGACCGGCGGAGCGAACTGCAGCATCTTCTCCTGCCACATCTTCACCATAAAGTCGCTCCACCCCTGCACCCATTTCGAGTGCTCAGCCTCAGACATGTTATTTAACCCACTCCGCTCTGTCATAACTGATATCAATAGGTTGCTCGTTGCGTATCATGAAGTATAGCCCCGTCACGCCGTTGTAAGAATATCGGGGCAATTCGTTAGAGTAGATGTTGTGCAGGTCGAGGAACGTCAGGCGCTCATCGCCCAGTTCGTCGCGATCGTGAAGCAGTCGGGAGTGGAACTGCCGGAACAGAGTGCGACACATATTGAGCTTAGTCTCGCGGTCTGTCATGTCATCAGCACGATAGCCAGCGAGAATGAACACCGTGTACACGTCACGACGGAAGAAGCCGACACCATTACTGAAGGTCTGCTGCGAGGTCGTGTCGTCAACCATGATGAAGTTACGATGCTTCTTGAAGCCCTGCATAACGCCATCGATGGAGTCAGGGCCAGAGCAAAGGCACGGATAGAAGCCTTGCTCAGAAGCGAGGCGGTTGTCAGCAGCCAGCTGAGTGAAGTATTCGAGAGCAGGAAAGAGGTCTTTCATAATGTGGAATGTTGAATGTTGAGTGTTGAATGTTAAGTGTTAAGTGTTGGGGTATTTGCGCCGGAACTCTTCAGCCTGCTTCGCCTTGGCGTCAAGCTCCGTCAGAGCACGCCAGCAGTCTACAGCCTTCACAGCAGCCTCCTTTGTCACGTCGCCGTCGGTCAGAGCACGCAGCTGTACGTTGATGCTCTCTATCACCGAGAGGTCAGAAATATCATCGTCGCCTTTTGACTTGCGAAACAGGTGAGGGAAAGCGTAGGACATGACATATTTCACGTGCCCGAACCACGCCAGCACACCCACACGCTCAGCAGCAGTCAGTGTCCACTCCGCAGGACGCGAGCCGTCAGGCCGGCGGTAGAGGAACGAGGCGAGAATGTCTATCTGGTCCTCGTCACGGGTCGTCAAGTATCGCTGATACCTCTGCTCCATACACAGATACTCGTGAAAGCTCACTATGCGCCCCGTCTCAGCATCCTCTTGAAGCAGAGCGTTGACAGCCTTAAGACCCTGCACAACCTCCAACCGATTGTCCATCGTCTCCAAGCTGTCAACAAACTGCAGCTGCCCTATGAATGAATGTATCTGCCACGGCTTCAGATAAAACACCCTGCCGCCCTTCGAGCACTTCCACCCCCAGCGGTTTTTCTCGATTAAATATATACCCGCAAATCTGATAAACATGTAGGTTTTTACAACCACCGGGTCGGCGAAAGTAGCCAGAAGAAACAGCACGTAGCGCAGCTGCTCTTGAGTCAGTTCACGCCACGAAGTAGGACAGCTTAATTCCATAATGTTGAATGTTGAGTGTTGAATGTTGAATGTTTAGCCGTTAAAGAGAAAAGCCGTCGACTCCTTCTTGTTGCCGAACGTCTCCACGTGAGCAGCCTTGTACGCATCGCTCCCGTGATACAGCGCATACACCTCGCCGTTGCCCTCTATCTCACGCTCCATACGGCGCCACAGAGCCGTGCCCCGCACGTCCTCGCTGCTCGCAGCGGCACGGTCTGTCAAGTCGCACGTCAGCTGCAGCGCAGTCGTATAAGCCGTCAGCCGGTCGTGGTCGTCACGGCGGTAAGCGTCGAGCAAGTCGTCTGTCTGCTCGTCGCCGAAGCGCACACGCAGCAGTTCGTCTGTGCGCTGGATAACCGGCTGCATGTTCTGCCAGTCTTTATACGAGTAAGCCCCCGAGCTCGCCGACGCAAAGAAGAAGTAATGATCAGTATAAGCATAGCGTATCGCACGCACAGCCTTCGCCGTGCAGCCCCACTCATTAGAGCGCAGCAGATGCACCGTCATGGCACGCGCCCGGCACAGAGCCGTGCGCAGCTGTGCCTCAAGCGCATCGACACGCTGCTTGCTCGCAGGCGACACCGTGTCGTTGCTCACTATGCCGAAGCCCGTAGGCGTCAGCACCAGGTCCAGCTGGCGCAGCACCGAGAGGAAGCCGTCAATGCACACCATCATCTTAAAGTAACGCTTTAAGGCGGTGCTCTCCTCAGCAGCCATAACCTGCTGAATGCCAACATCGCCAAGCAGTGAAATGCAGTAATTGTCGAGCGCCGTATCAATAGCAGGCTTCACCGACTCATACACCTCGTCATGAGCGCTCATACCCACCGGCAACGACCACTCAAAGTCTTGTTTCTCAATCACTATGTCCATAGAGTTAAGTGTTAAGTGTTAAGTGTTAAGTGTTGGCGTTGGCATCGCCCGACACCTTCTTCGCATCTTTATTCTCGTCGAGCGTAGTCAGCATCAGCATCGGCACGTCTACCGTAGCCCGCTCGTCCCACTCGTTGTAGTGCAGAATCACGTGATAAGGCTTCGTCATCACGTCGTGCCAAGGCTTCTCCAGAGCCTGCTTCAGCGTGAAGAGCTCGCGCTTGTCGCTGCCCGAGTTGTTCATCTGGCTCTTGCCAGGAGTAGCCCCCACAAGGTTCGGGTGCACCCCGTGCGCAAAGCACAGAGCGTTTGAAGCCTCGCTCATGTCGTCGCTCCAGTTGCCGCCCTCCTTCTTGCCGGCATCGTTCAGGGGCACTATGCGCACCATGCGGTTCTCCTTGCCGTTAGGGTCTACGTAGTATCCCGATATCATCGCCTTGCCAGCATTCTCAATGCCCGTCACGAAGTCTATGATGTTCTGCTTCTCCTGCTCCTTACGCTCACGGCGCTTGCGCTCGTCGCTTATGCACTCGTTGTCACACACATTATCCCAGTAGTCGTCGTGCACCTCAATCTGCACCCTCGGAGCCGACGTATTCTTTATCATGTAGCGTTTGCCGATGCCTATCAGACGGTATATGTCAAACCACGCATCTCTGAATATCGACGAGTAGTAGGGCAGCGGATACACCTGGCAGCCCGGAGTCGCCATACGGCTCACGATCGCAAACTTGCGGCACTTCGTCGGCTTCAGCTTCAGCCCCGTAGCAGGGTCAGGCTCCAGCCCCATGCGCACACGCAGGTCGCCCAGTGGGTCCCAGTAGTCAAGCAGCTCTATACACTCTATGTTCTGCTCGTCGAAGAAGCCCAGCCGCCAGTCGCCGTAGAACACATGTTCAGCATGCCCCGACCGGGTGCTACCACCATACTCGAAGCGGCAGTACGCAGCATCCTTGTTGCGCACCTTCACAATCCTGCTGCCGTCGCGCGAGAGGATTATCACAGTCACCGAGAACGAGTAGAACTTCATGTCCGTGGCCTGCTCCAGAAACACCTCCTGCAGCGAGTTGCGCAGGCAGAAGTCCAGTATCTCCTTGTCCGTAATGTCGAGCTTCGTCTTGCGGTCTACGAAGCGCAGACCCTGGCCGTAGCACGAAGTGACGTTAAACTGCTGGCACTGGGCAGTCACCATATTGCTCATAATCTCTTTGCGCACACGGTAGGGCAGCTGGTCGTCGCAGCCCCATTGCACATATTTGTACGCACGGCCACCCACCTTTATGTCGCGGATGCCCTGCGCCCCCGGCACATCCTCGTCGTCGAACACCTCGCACGAGTCGCCGCCATACTCCGAGTTCACCGAAGCTGCAGCACTCGAAGCCCCGAAGCCCGACGGCACGATATGGTAGCGGCGGAAGCCGTCAGCATCAGGCCCGGCCGAAGTAGCCTGCAGAGTAGTATTAGTTTTAGTCATAAGAACACACGTTTATTGTTAATGAAGAAGATGAAAATCTGAGGCAGCGTGCGCAGCTCACGGTTCTTAGGGTTGCGCAGCCTTATGTAGCCGCCACGCCAGTTCACGTGATGCACCAGCCACCCCTTATAGTGCAGCACCTTGCCCGTGCCCCCCTCCCACGCCGCCACGTCTACCAGCGTGCGGTGTTGGTAAGCCTGGTCAAGCAGGCGCAGCATGTCGCTGAAATGAATAGCGCCCATGGGGAATGTTGATTTTTGAATGTTGAATGTTGAATGTTGAATGGTTGCGCGATGCGCAATGTTGAGTGTCGAATGTTGAGTTTTGAATTCTTCATTGAGTAATTCAAAATGCGCACAGCGCACAACTCAACATTCAACATTCCACATTCAACACTCAGTTGAAAGTGTTGTCAAAAGTATTGTCGAATATACGGCCCGAGCGCAGCACGTCTACGACGTTGTGGTTGCGCTGCGCATACTGGTACGTGAAGGTGAAGCGGGGCAGCTCGTCGTCGTCGTTGCTGTACTCCGACTTCGAGTCTGTTATGGTCACCTCCTTGCCCACGTTGGCATGCCCGTCCTTGAAGTTCACCACGTGCACCTCCTGCGAGCGCAGCAGCTCGTCGGCCCAGTTAGCCATCGCAAACGTCATGATGCCCGTGTCGGCCTTGAACTGCCGGGTCTCCACGATGTTGTAGTTGCGGTTGTAGCGGCCTATGTAGCCGCTGTCACGCTTGTATGTCGGGGCCACCGTATGCGTGCCCGTGCAGTAGAGCAGCTCCTCCACGCCGAAGGAGTTGACGAATACCAGGACCGGGGCGCAGTCGGGCTCGTCAAAGTCGATTGCGAACCGGAAGCTGCGCGCCCCGGCCTGGACATCATAACATACCAGAACCTTGTCGTCAGCCACGAACTTGTCGGCCGATACGTCTATAGTAGTATACTTGTCATTGCCAGCCACCACCTCAGCATCAAATGTCTTCTGCGAGCCGTCGTCATACTCTGCCGTCACCTTAGCCGCCTCCGTGCCGATATAGTGCAGGTATTCGAGGCGGTTCAGCGCCGTCACCTTCTCGCCCTCAAGCAGCGTCAGGAAGCGCTTCGCCATAAAGTCGGCGGCACCCATGCCTATGTCGGCAGCGCTATATATTATGTCAGCGCTGATAGTCTTTGTGTCAGCAGACTCCGAGTCTACCGTCTGCTCCACTATCTTTATGCCAAGCGCTATCTTAAGGCTCTGCCGGGCGTAAGGCCCCAGCAGACAGTCGAGTTCGCTGAGCTGTATCTTACCCCCTACGGGATACAGACGCTCGTTGTATATCTCCTCGCCGTCTACCGTCATTACCACGGCAGCACGAAAACCGCCTATCGAGAACTCAACATCAGGGATGTTGGCCGAAAAGCACGTAGCAGGAATTGATTGAGTGACTGTTATCATTGTCTTTGTCTTTTTATTACACCACAAAGATAACAACTCGCACCCGAACCTAAGAATACAAAAAGCGGCGTGCCCTATTCGCATAGAACACGCCGCCAGACAATGTAAAAAAATGTACTATATGATATTACAATAATTGCAAGCTACTTTAACAGACCCTTGAAAGCCTTTTGTATGCCTGCACGTTTAACGTCATCAGAAGGATGACAATAAGTGTCCATCGTAATCTCAACACCGGCATGCCCGAGTATTGAGGACACTGTTTTCACATCGACACCTTTCTCTATCATCTGGGTAGCAAAGGTATGTCTCGATACATGCACAATTTAAGCAAAAGCAACGGAAAGTGAAGATGAGAGAAATGAACTGCAA